GAAAAAAGCAAAACTAAAGCCGGCCTGAAGTGGTGGGAACGCCTTTTGTGGGTAGTCCTGGCAGGTGCTGCCTATGCGGCTTCCGCTCTGCTGGGTGGCTGCGGCCATTCCGTTGACGTGACGCCGAAAAAGACGGTGGTATGCAAGGACGGTTCCTGCCTGGTGCTGGAGCCGGGGCATATCTCCTATTCCCAGGCCCAGCCGGAAACGGACGTTCCGCCCGTCGTTCAATCCCTGAAAAAGTGAAGCCATGACCGGATCTGTTGTCAACGCGGGCCTGCTGGGGGCTAATGCCCTGTCCGTGATTGCGTCCGTCACGTCAGGCAACCCGTTTTTGGAGTACATCCAGAACGGGGCGAGCGTGGCCGCGGTCATGGGAATTTTTCTGTGGCGGGAAATGAAACGGGCGGAACGTTATGAGCGGCTCTATGATGACGAACGCAAAAAACGCATTGATGCGGAAAATAAGTGTTCCGGCTGTGAGTTCGTCCGCAAGGCGCATGAAGAATTTCTGGACAACAGGGACTAGTTCCAACTGTAAAGTTTTTCTTACCAGTTCCAACTATTTAACAATTAAATAATTATATGATTATCAAAGAATATCAGGAATTCAAACCCGTTCAGCGGGCCCTGGGGCTGAAAGCGGATGGTTTGCCGGGGCCTAAAACGCTGGCCGCCGTAGCTCTGAAATTGCGCTGTCATGAAATATGGTCCGCGGTCCAGGCCGCCGTGAACGTGACGCCTGACGGCATCCCCGGCCCTGCCACGGCCCGCGGCATTGCCGCCGCCCTGGACATTGCCCTGCCCCGGTCCTGGCCTGACCAGGCAACCGTCCGGGCCGGTCTTTCCATTTTTGGGCGGCCAGGGGACGAAAACAACCTTGTTTCTATTGTCCCCCCTTATCCTTTATATTATGAGGGGCGGCCCGTGAAAACGATCCGCGTGCATCAGGCAATCGCCCAGGACGTTCAGGCGGCCCTGGCGGAAGTCCTGGCCGCGTATGGCCTGGACCGGATCCGCGCGCTTCACCTGGACCAGTATGGCGGATCCTACAATGACCGCAGCACGGCCGGAGGCAAAAGCAAGAGCATGCACGCCTGGGGGATTGCCCTGGACTTTGACCCGGAACGGAACAGTTATTCCAGCAAGGCCCCCCATGCCGGGCTTTCCCGCCCGGAGTGTGAAGAATGGTGGCGGATTTGGGAAGCCCATGGGGCCGTTTCCCTGGGGCGGGAACGGAATTATGACTGGATGCACCTTCAGTTTGCCCGGCTGTAAATGCCGGTGTTGTGAATACCGGTAAAAAAGAAAGGCGCCCTCACAAACGGGGGCGCCTTTTTGTTATTTGGTTAAAACGGCTTCCGGATTCCGCTCCAGAATCTCCAAGAGTTTAGCAGCGGCTCCTGATGGGGTACGTTCCCCGCTTTCCCATTTTTTCAGGGTGGATATGGAGGTTCCCAGAAGTGCAGCAAATTCTTTCTGCCCCATTTCCAGGTTCTGGCGCATTTTTGCAACCTTGTTTTTTGCAATCCAATTCCGCCGGGATCCCGGAACAACCACCCGGATCCCCCTGGCGGGAAGATCATCCCCCAGCGCGTCCAGTAAAGCTTCTTCCGCCTGATCCAGTTCGGCATTGACTTCTTCCACGGTTTGACCGCTTACGCAGGGATGAGGGGTAAGCTCCGGGAGTTTCCCCAGATATTTCCCGTCCTCGTCGGACCAGTAAATGATTCTCGTGTAGTGTGCTTTTGTTTTCATCATATGTTCTTTCTAATTTTTTGTCAGGGATGAGAGTGGAGGAAGGGTTATTCACCCTTCCTTTGTTTTTTTGGCTTGCTCTGTCAGGCGTTTCACAGCTTTTTCCTGGTAGTGGTCGGCATCGTCCCCCAGTTGTCCACTAAGGACCCATGACAGGGAACCCAGCTTGAACACCCGGTGGGAGCCTTTACCGGGGAATTCTTTGAAACCCGCTTTCAGAAGGTCTTGCCTTAACTCTCTTCTCTTACGTGGCATGCGCGGATATTGCCACATTGTGTTCTTTTTAGCAAGCGAAAAGTGTACTTTGTGAACATTTTTTTATGTTCATCGTAAAAAAAGCCCCGGCTGGTAGAACAGCCGGGGCCGATTGTTTAGAAGGTGAACATGTGATGTTCGGCAATCAATACGCCCTTACTATGCTCTTTTTGCCGGATTTGTCAAGCGGGCGTTTGTCATGCTGGCGGTCTGGGGAGCGGCTAATAAGGCCGCTTTTTTATCATCATCAGGATATTTGGAACGTATATTTTTTACTGCGCTTCTTCCCGCGGGAATCCCATTTGACGGTGCGGCCGTCATTTAATTTGAATGTCTTACCTCCGTAGGTTGAATTAAGAAGGAAGGAAAAGCGTTTGTTGGATGCCTGGGTGAGTTTGTAACGGGGTATCTTGCTTTCATGCCCGTTTTCGTCCGTTTCCGTCACGTATTCCGTACGTGCGTCAATAAGAGATTCAAACGAATTGCGTTCAATGCAGATTTCTATGATTTCGTCCCACTTGATTTCTCCGTATGTTTCACCGGGCTTCAGGCGTGCCGCCGCCGTTTGAACCAAGTCGCGCATGTCCTGAAGGTTTTGGTCTCCGCCTCCGTATATTTCATCAGGCCGTTCCCCGAACGGATCGCCAATGCCAAGCAGGGAGACAATGCCCGCAATAATGGATGATGTGCGTTGAAACCCTGCTCTTGTTTTGTCCGGCATGGGCCGTTTTTGCTCTATCCAGTTGCGAACAAACGCATGCAGGCAGGCCAGCAGTTCCGCCCGGTTGCCGGAATCCTGGATGGTTTCAAGGTCAATGACGCGCTGAACCGTCCGGTCCTGTGGATTGGATTCCGTTAAATTCAGGTCGCATATCAGCAGGCGGGAAGCAAGGTCTGTGTTCCATTCCAAACTATTTCCGGTGATGAATACTGTGGCGCAGTTTTGTTTGGTAACGAGGGATTGCGTATGAAATGGGCGGATGTCTTGGGAGACAGAAGAAATGAAGGATTCCAAGCAGGTAGATTGCAGCTTGCCGCGCAGGTTGTCAAAATAGACGTAGGGCGCGCGGGTGTTAAGGATGGTGTTCAAGACGCCCTGAAGCTTCTCGTCGTCATAATACCATGGATGTTTGGCGTTATTGTTGTACGTGATGCCGGTGGCTAGGTCAGCCAATAGAGATTTGCCGGATCGCTGGGAATTGGAAGTATAGACATAGCCAAGACGCGGCGAAGACAGGGGGAGCATGGCGGAAGCGTACAGGGCGACGCAGGCGCAGGTGTGGACCGCAAATGAGCGGGATGTGGCGGATGTGGCCCGCTCCTGAAGGTCAGAGGAAGACCAATCCAGAAAGGGGAATTCCTTGTGCCAGTTGCGCCAGATAAGCAAGGCTTGCTCCAGCGGCATTTCCGTATCGTAGTCCACGGCGGTTTTCAGGGTGTAAATCTTACTTTCCGGATCATAGCCGCGCTGGTTAAGGTGGTAGGTGCCATTAGGGAGCATGGCCGGAGTGATTTGGTCGTGGATTTTGATCAATTCCGGGATGGCCGTGAGGAATTCCATTGATGAAAGGGTGAGCTTTGCCAGCGGTTCCTTCATGGGTTGGTAAACGAGCGTTGAATCATCTTTGGAGCGGAAAGCGCACGGGCAGATATATTTTTCCGCGGCGGAAATGAAATTGTTGGGGTTAAGGTACACGGTTTTGCCGTCGTCTGTGATATACACAGGAGAGCCGGCCAGATTATAAATAGGGGCATTGGCGCGTTGGAGGGCTATGGCAACGCGTTCGCACCATTGGGGGGTTGTCGTGCCATTTTTGGAGGGCATGGCAACTTTGATTCTTCCGTCCGGCGTAAGGTCGTCTCCGGCAGGGGCCGGTCCTGGTTGCTCCAGACCGGCCAGAAATTGCTGCAGATCCGCTCCGGAGGCGTTGGTTAGCAAATTTTGTAATTTGAGAATAAGTTCTTGGGGGGAAGTCATTTTTTGGGAGGGAGTAAGGGGGTGAGAGATTGGAGGGCAGCATTGAGGCCGTAGGTGGTGCAGGCTGCGGCGGCTTGCTGGATCAAGGGCACAGGCCATTCATCCGGCCGGGCAACGATTTCCGCGGCGCGGGTTGTCCAGTCCTGTTCTACGTTGCGGAGCGGAGTGGCGTAGAGTAAGGGGCGCAGGGTAGGGCGCGGGTTGAAATACAAAAGTTCCTGAAGTTTTTCCTGGCCGTTTACGGTGCGATAACAGCCGGGCAGCCGCGGCATGACAAGATGATTTGTGAGGGCCTGGATGTCTGCGCCAATGAGGGCTAAGGCGGGCTTTATCTGGTCCACATACCCGCGCCATTCTTCGTGTGTGGCTGCTTCCAGGCGGAAGAGTACATGCAGAGATCGGGATCCGGAGAAGGTGATGGAGACAATGGGGAGGGGTAGAGTAATGAGTGCCTGGAGCCATTGCTTCACGTCGTCCATTTGATCTGATTCCAGCAAGGCATGACGCCAGGTGAGGACGCATTCTGAAGAGCGGCGGCTTTTTTTCCCGTCCCTGACGCGGAAAAATCCGTCCACGGGCTGCCCTAGGAAGATAATGCCGTCCGGCGCGGCCGTGGGAATGTGTTTGGCCTGGTCTGGCCAGAGGCATTGACCTTGCGTTTTTCGGTCGGCAAAAATGATTGTTTTTTCACCGCGTGCCGTATCAAACAGGGCGCGTAAATACAGATCCGGCGTAACTATGGCCGGATCTGTGGCGGAGATGTTGGCGAGGAAATAGCGGGATAATACTGGAGCCCCTTTTTCCGCCAGGGTGGCAATGACGGAAGAATCAAGCTGCGGGACTGGCGGCGGCCCTGTGGGGGCCTTGGGTGGCGGGTTGTATTTGGCTGGTCCCTTGGCTATGCGTTTAGAGGGGGGCAAGGTAGTCGGTTCCGGTTTTTTGCGTCCTTGGGATTTGTCGGTGCCGTAGTTACCCTTGGGGCGGCGCGCCGCGTCTTCCAACTTGCGCCGGAGTTCCTTTTCATTCCAAGGCGGTTCGCACCGGGCGTTAAATGATAACAGGATAGGCCAGGCTTCATCCAAAGATAGATTGTAGTCGTTTACAAGGATGCGGCATGCGCGGAAGGTTGCCGCATGGCCGCCAGAACCGGAAACAGCCGGTTCCAGGGTATCAATATGTTTTTGTGCGCGGGTGATGGCGTCCATGGTCAAAGGTCAAGATTGAGTTCCGGGTGTTTGCGTGTGCGGTGGGCGGGGGTGTCCTGCTTCTTTTTCCTGCGGCGTTTCTTTTGGGCCTTCCGGCTGGTCCAGGAAACTTGTGCGAGCTTGTGCAGGGCGGTTTTACCGTATTTGTCGATAAGAGCTTGAGCTTGGGCGGGTGTTAAGGAGTCCAGGAAAGCGTTGCAGGCATGCGCCCGCATGGATGATGCGCTGATTGTGTCGCTGGTCAGCAGAGCGAGATCGGAATGAGACAAGTTTTTTACTGATTCCGGGCAGTATAGTTTGGCGAGTTTGTAAACATTCCGGGTGACGCGTTGCGGGTGGTAGCCGTTACGGAAGATGATAGTGAAAATTCCGATAAGGATATGTAGGCGGGCGTCCGCTATTTCTTCTTTCACCACGTCAAGCTGATAATGATTCAAACCGCATTCATAGAGTTCTTTTGAGAGTTCAGGGAGGATGGGAGCGGCATCAAAAGGCGCATTCCATTGTTCCTGCGTTTCGCCGTAGGCGTGCAGCAGGTAGTCCAGCCAATCGCCGTAAACGTGTATAACAGAGGGGCTGGAACTCATAATGCACCCTCCTTCCAAGATAAGGCTTGCTCCAAAAGTGGAACTAAAAACAAGATGTTTACTACATTTTTTACTACGCTAAAGGCGTAAAATGTTGAAAGTAAACATGGAGGCGGG